CTTACGGGGGACCCTGCGCGCTTGCGTGCGTGGCATGTGAGCTTGTAATCTCACTAAACCACTCTGTAAGAAGGAAGTCCACTGTGTCAGAAATAGATTCGGTACGGACGCGCGTTGCGTCCAAACCTATCACTGGTACCTGGTCTTGGGGTGGGTCCGGCAATTCCATAAACGACGAAGCCGTGACTTTCCGTCAAAGGACGGTTAGCCACGAAACGTTGTTTCCTTTGTACAATGCGCTGCTGAAGAGAGAGATCTCCAAGCGTCGCTCTGGACTAGGAGCATGGTTTCGCTGGGCTCAACGACAAGACTGGGGCACGTCCTTCATCACTGAGAAGACCATGTGCGAGTCATCGCTCAATGGTCTCACGGTCGCTGGTCGTTACTCAAGTAACAACTATGCCGTTAACACCGTCGGTCCTGTCTTGTTAACAGGATTCAATGGTGCAAGCGCTCTGCGCTCCTCCTTGGAGGAAGAGCAAGAGGCTCAAGTGATGTTTGGTTTGGGAAGCACCGCAATTTCTCGGGTGCGTCCCAACAAGCCGACAGTGAACCTTGCAGTCACCATTGGTGAACTCCGAAATCTTAAGGAAATCCCTAAGATGCTAGGATCCATCATGGCACGTTCAGAAACTCTCCGGGATATCTTTCGAAATTCCGGCTCTGAGTATCTCAACGTTCAGTTTGGCTGGGCCCCTCTCGTAAGAGATGTAATAGGCCTTGCACAAATTGTCTCAAATTCGCGCGCTTTGCTAGAGCAGCACGAAAGAGAGATAGACCGCTTGGTTCGTCGCCGTTACCAGTTTGACACACAGGTTAACACTGAAGAGAAGCTTAGCAAAACTATCTCTTCGCAAGCCTACGAATTGCGTTCGACTTCCGTTGGGAGTCAGACGCAACTAGTGAGCACGCGAGCTAGTGTTAACGCACCTGTCGAGATCACCAGTACAGTAGTCAAAAGCTACTTTAGTGGAGCTTTCCGGATTTACGACCCGGAACTTCACTTCCTGGAAAAACGACTCGCTGAATTCGAGAACAACGCGAATACCTTGTTGGGTACTCGTCTCGATCCAGAGGTTCTTTGGAACCTACAGCCGTGGACCTGGCTTTTCGATTGGGTCTTTAACTTCGGTGATATATTGGGAAATATATCGGCCTTTTCGGACGGCATTGTGATGCAATACGGTTACCTAATGAGGGAAGAAAACATCCGTAAGGATATCCGCTTCTCTTCTGGGGTCTGGAGCAGAACAGGTACTAGTACCTGGGTTCGCTCTACTGACCCTTTGGAGGTAACACTTACTACGCTTCGCAAGAGGCGCGTAAAGGCGTCACCCTTCGGGTTCGGCCTTGATCCTGAGACTTTTACAGAAAGTCAATGGGCCATTCTCCTCGCTCTTGGTATGTCCAAGGGCCTCAAGTAGATTCTCCACAAGAGGATCATTCACTGTAAGGAATGATGCCAGATGGCACTCGCAGATCCGATTGCAATCACCGTGAACAGCGTTGCTGTGTCGCTCCCTAAGACGGGGACGACCGAGCACGGTGGTGCATACACCAAGGACGACGGCACGATCGTCGTTCGCGTCAATCATATTCCAGCGAAGAACTCGCAGGGACTGACGAAGCGAACGCTCGAACTTGCTGTGACGAAGACCTCTGCCGATCCGCTCAACGCGAGCGTGAACGTGCAGAAGACCTTCCGCTTCTTCCTGAACGCTCAGGAGCCCGCTGTGGGCTTTTCGATCGCCGAGAAGAAGGACATTGCTCAGGCTCTTATGACCTGGGTCAATGCCACGTCCGGTGCTAACCTCGTGAAGTGGCTCGGAGGGGAGAGCTAACAACTCTCTTCCCTGACCACTTCCTCGAAAAGGATCTGACTACGCACATCTGGCTATGGACTATCTTACCGAAAGGAAGATATGAAAAGCCTGATGTTGTTCCTACAGAAGATGCTGGCTGACGCTAGCATCAGATGTCACACAAGCACCCTACTTGATTTTGAAACAATCAAGTTTCGGTACAAGCACGAAGGTATGTCGTTTCTGACGATTACCTTACCTACATTCGCTGATTCCCTTCACAGGGCGTTAGCAAATGGTCAGGTAGATCCCTCCTTGTTTGTCGGTTTCGACAAACGAGGTCAACTCCCCACTTTACTGGGTGGGCTGTTGGATCAAGTGTTTGACCGTTGGAGTGGGCGTTTGCTCGACTCGCCCTCAATTGCGGCGATCCAGACCATACGCCAGGTAACAATGGCGTTTGGTAAGATCAAATTGGAGTGTTCTGATGAACGAATCCAGGCCGCGATTTCGGCGTACGTCGAGTGTGAGCGTGACGTCCGCGCTGGTGATCGCGCTCGTAGCCATGATGATCTCATGGACTACAGGCGTCTGGCTCATCTCCTCTGGAGGAGCCTCAATTCCCGTCTCGATCGAAGGATCTACAACGGAGAGTTGATCCCAGCTCATGGTCCCGGGGCGACTGCTGATCGTAAGAAAGGCAATCGCAAGTGGATATTCAACGAATATTCAACCCGATTGGACGAGGTATTTCCCTATGTGGAATATGCCTGTCCTTCGTGGTCCTATTGGTGGACTACGAACCATGTGGACTTCCGCGAACCCGGCAGTGAACGGCCCGTAAGGGTGATTCACGTGCCTAAGACGCTGAAGACACCCCGCATTATCGCTGTGGAGCCGAGCTACATGATGTACATGCAGCAGGCTATTCTAGCGGAAATGAAGGAGTTGTTTCGGACTGATGTTAATGCCCGAAACTTCATCTGCTTCGACAGTCAGGAGCCTAACCAGCGAATGGCTAGAGAAGGGAGCCGTGATGGCTCTCTTGCAACCTTAGACCTTAAGGAAGCATCAGATCGTGTCTCCAATCAGCTCGTAAAGGAACTTTTTCACTACTTTCCTCACTCGCGTGAGGCGGTAGATGCAGTGCGTTCCCGCTCAGCTGATGTACCTGGAGAGGGTATCATACCTCTCGCAAAGTACGCATCTATGGGTTCAGCTCTTACCTTCCCCCTAGAGGCAATGGTCTTTATGACCATTGTAGCTCATGGGATAGAGCAGGAGCTCAAACGTCCGCTTTCCCAGAAGGACCTTACGGCCCTTTTCGGGAAAGTGCGCGTCTACGGGGATGACATAGTTCTACCCGTAGAATATGTGAGTTCCGTGATAGCATCACTTGAGCGCTTCGGCGCAGTGGTGAATGCTCGCAAGTCTTTCTGGACTGGATTGTTCAGAGAGTCCTGTGGGGAAGACTTTTACGCCGGGTATCCTGTGAAGGTTGCCCGAGTACGTAGGTTGTTCCCCAAATCACGGAAGGACGTGAAAGAACTGGAAGCTACAGTCGCACTCCGAAACCAGCTCTTTGAGCTTGGTTACGAAAAGACTGTCGCATTCCTTGACGACCTTCTCACAAAGAAGAGCTTGTTAGGGAAGCATTTCCCGGTTGTTACACCGGAAAGCCCAGCTCTCGGAAGACATGGATACAGTGGTACCTACGAGGTACATGCTATCCATCCTAAGCAGCAGCGGCCTTTGGTTAAGGCTTATGTTGCAAAGGGGAGAATCCCGAAGAATAAAATCGACGGAGTTCCCGCACTTCTGAAGGTGCTAACCAAGAGGGGCGTTAAGCCCTTCGAGGACAAACGGCATCTAGAACGTTCTGGACGTCCTTCAGTCGTCGACATCAAACTGAAGTGGGTTAGCCCCCGTTAATAACGGGAACCAGG